CACCCTCAAAACGGAGTGCATCAGATGTCTGATTATCATCATGGTGTCCGCGTCGTCGAAGTCAACGACGGCACGCGCACCATTACAACCGTATCAACTGCAATCGTGGGCATGGTCTGCACCGCGCAGGATGCGGACGCGGCAACCTTTCCGCTCAATACGCCAGTACTTATCACGAACGTGCAGGGCGCTGTCGGTAAGGCTGGCAAAAAAGGCACGCTTGCGGCTGCGCTGCAGGCCATTGCTGACCAGTCCAAACCCGTGACCGTCGTCGTGCGCGTGGCTGAAGGTGCCGACGAAGCCGAAACCACGTCCAATATCATCGGCGGCACGGATGAACACGGCCAGTATACCGGCATGAAAGCGCTGCTCGCCGCGCAGACCCAGCTCGATGTTAAGCCGCGTATTCTCGGCGTGCCGGGGCTGGACTCGCTGGCAGTGGCAACCGCGCTTGCCAGCATTGCGCAGCAGCTGCGCGCCTTCGCCTACGTTTCAGCGTGGGAATGCAAAACCATTTCCGAAGCTCGCCTGTATCGCCAGAACTTCAGCCAGCGTGAATTGATGGTTATCTGGCCTGATTTTCTTGCGTGGAACACTGCGACCAGCAAATCCGATACCGCCTATGCCACTGCGCGTGCGCTGGGCCTGCGCGCCAAAATCGACAATGACACAGGCTGGCATAAAACCCTGTCTAACGTCGGCGTCAACGGCGTGACCGGGATTTCCGCATCAGTGTTCTGGGATTTGCAGCAGACCGGCACCGACGCCGACCTGCTCAATGAGGCCGACGTCACCACGCTGATCCGTAAAGACGGTTTCCGCTTCTGGGGCAACCGCACCTGCAGTGACGATCCGCTGTTCCAGTTTGAGAACTACACCCGCACCGCCCAAGTGCTGGCTGACACGATGGCCGAGGCGCATATGTGGGCGGTTGATAAACCGCTAACGCCAGTTCTCGTTAAGGAAATTATTGCGGGCATTAATGCCAAGTTCCGCGAGCTGGTTAACGCCGGTTATCTGCTGGGTGCATCTGCCTGGTATGACGAAAGCGCCAACGATAAAGACACCCTGAAGGCGGGCAAGCTCTTTATCGATTACGACTATACGCCGGTTCCGCCGCTGGAAGATTTAACCCTTCGCCAGCGCATTACCGACACCTATCTGGCGAACTTCGCCGCATCCGTAAACAGCTGAGGAGCCGGATAAATGGCACTGCCACGCAAACTGAAGGGCATGAACCTTTTTAACAACGCCAACAGCTATCAGGGTGTCGTCACCGCCGTGACCCTGCCGAAGCTGGCGCGCAAGCTCGACCCGTTCCGCGCGGGCGGTATGAGCGGCGCGGCCTTTATCGATAACGGTCTGGAAGATGACGCGCTCGATGTTGAATGGAGCATCGGCGGCATCGATGAGCTGGTTCTCACGCAATGGGGCGCGTCTGACATTCCCCTGCGCTTTACCGGCTCTTACCAGCGCGACGATACCGGCGAGGAAATCGCGGTAGAGATTGAGGTACGCGGTAAGCATCAGTCGTTTGATTTCGGCGAAGCCAAACAGGGTGAAGATACCGAAACCAAAATCACCTCGAAAAACACCTATTACAAGCTGACCTTTAACGGCAAAGAGCTGATCGAAATCGACACCATCAACATGGTGGAGAAGGTCAACGGCACTGACCGTCTTGAACAGCGCCGTAAAAACCTCGGCCTGGTATAAACCCTGACGCCAGCGCACGTCGCTGGCTTTAACTGACTACAGTGAACAGAGAATGATCATGGAAAAGAAAGATAACGTTGTTGAGTTTGAAACCCCGCTGATGCGGGGCGAAACCGAAATCAAAAGCGTGGAGCTGATTAAGCCGAATGCCGGTAGTCTGCGCGGCGTGCGCCTGGCTGATCTGTGCCAGTCGGATGTTGATTCCCTGCTGACCGTGTTGCCCCGCATTACCCTGCCAGCACTGACAAAGGCCGAATGTAACGCCCTTGATCCGGTTGACCTGATTGCGCTGGGCGGCAAGGTGATTGGTTTTTTGCAGTCGAAGTCGGACGAATAGACTGGCCGCACGGCCTGACGGTCAATGACCTGATGGCCGACATTGCCACGATATTTCACTGGCAACCTTCCGAGATGTACGACATGCCGCTGGCCGAGCTGATGGGCTGGCGGCATAAAGCCTTTATCCGCAGCGGAGCAACCCCGGATGAGCAATAACCTCAAGGTTCAGGTGCTGCTGAATGCTGTAGACAAAGCCTCGCGCCCCTTCAAAGCCGTACAGACCGCAGCCAAAAATCTGTCATCTGACATACGCCAGACGCAGACGACGATTAAGGAACTGGACGCGCAGGCGGGGAAAATTGATGGCTTCCGCAAGGCCAGTGCGCAGCTGGCCGTCACTCAGCAGAGCCTTAAAGACGCAAAGCAGGAGGTGGCAGCGCTGGCCGTGCAGTTTAAAAACACGGAACGCCCGACGACACAGCAGGCCCGCGCACTGGAAAAAGCCCGTCAGGCAGCGTCTGAGCTGCAGACGAAGTCCAACAGCCTGCGCCTTTCGGTGCAGCAGCAGCGCGAGGCACTTAACGCAGCGGGGATTTCAACCAAAGCCCTGAGCAGCGAGCAGCAGCGCCTGAAATCCGCCTCGGCGCAGGCTACGGTCAGCCTGAGCCGTCAGAAGCTGGAGCTGCAGCGGCTGAATGCACAGCAGGAGCGGCTGAACCAGACAAGCGAGCGCTACCGCAAAGGGCAGGAGCTGTCCGCGAAAGTTCGCAACGGCGGCGCAGCCGGTGTCGGCGCAGCAACGGTCGGAGCTGTGGCCGCTTCATCCGTGCTGCGTCCTGGCTATGATTTCGCCCTGGCGAACTCCACACTTCAGGCAACTCTTGGCCTCGATAAAAAGTCGCCTGAGTTTCAGTCTCTGAGAACCCAGGCACGCAGCATCGGCGACAACACCGCAGCTTCAGCGAACGATGCCGCGCAGGCGCAGATAGTAATAGCCAAAGCAGGTGGCAGCGTTGATGACATTAAGGCGGCAACGCCTGTTACGCTGAATATGTCACTCGCCAATAACCAAACAATGGAAGACAGTGCAGAGCTGCTGATGAGCACTAAAAACGCTTTCGGCCTGGCTAATAGCGAAGTCGCTCATCTGGGCGACGTGATTTCCGCCACCCTCAATGGTACAGCTACAAAGTTTCAGGATCTGAGCGATGCAATGCCCTATGTCGCTTCAGTTGCTAAAAATGCCAAAGTCAGTGCCGAGCAGACGGCGGCGATGATTGGCGCGCTGGCAAATAATGGCACTACTGGCAGCATGGCTGGTACAGGTATTCGCGCGATGCTGCTGCGCGTGCAGGCACCGACTGGCGCTGCCTTTAAGGCCATAAAGGAACTGGGCGTCAACACGGCTGACAAAAAAGGCAACATGCGCCCCTTCTTCACCATCCTGAAGGAGATGCAGAAATCTTTTGAAAAAAACAAACTCGGTGATGCGCAGCAGGCCGAATACCTGAAAACCATATTCGGGGAGGAGGCCGCGTCTTCAGCGGTGACGCTGATGAAATCTGCATCCAGCGGTGAGCTTGACAGGCTGACTAAGAATTTCCAGAACTCTGATGGCAGCACAGAAAAGCTGGTCAAAGTGCAGCAGGACAATCTCGGCGGCGACTTCAAGGAAATGCAGTCAGGCTACGAGGCGCTGGGCACAGATATTTATGATCAGATGGATAGCAGCCTGCGCACACTTACCCAGGACACAACGAAATTTCTGCTCAATATAGATAAGTGGGTACAGGCAAACCCGGTTCTGTCAGCGGGCCTTGCTAAAGCGGCAGCGGCTGGACTGATTTTTGTGGGCGCGCTGGGCGCTATCGGGCTGGTAGCCTGGCCGGTGATTGCGGGCGTAAATACCCTGATTGCCGGTGCTGGGTTCCTCGGCACGGCATTCAGTATCGCTGGCGGAGCTATCACGGCCGCGCTCGGCGCTATCACGCTGCCGGTTGTGGCCGTAGCAGCGGCAATCGTGGCCGGTGCGCTACTGGTGCGCAAATACTGGGAGCCTATCAGCGCCTTTATCGCGGGCATGGCCGAAGGATTTACCGCAGCGATGGGGCCGATCAGTGATTCCTTCGGTTCGCTAAAGCCGGTGTTCGAGTGGGTAGGCGGCAAGGTCAAAGAGCTGTGGGACTGGTTCGGCAAACTGCTGGAGCCGGTGAAATCCACGCAGACCGAACTTGCCGCCGCCGGAGACATGGGTAAGAAGTTCGGCAACATGCTGGCCGAGGCGCTGAAAATCCCGAGCCACGCGCTCGATCAGCTTATGGGCGGCATCAACTGGGTGCTGGATAAGCTCGGCATTATCGACACGAAATCCGATGGCCTGAAAGACAAAGTACCGCCTCCTGACCCGGTAGCGACCAGCGGCGCGGGCGCAGATACCGGCGGGCTGCAATATAACATCGCCTACGGTGGCGCGCCTTACCGCCCGGTTTCAGCCCCGTCAGCCGGGGGCGGATTCACCGACCGCAGCCAGAATACCTATCAGTATGAAATCAACATGCATGAGGGCATGACCAAAGACGACGCAATGGCACTGATGGCGCAGCACCAGGCTAAAGAGCAGCGCAACCGGCAGGCGCAGAACCGCAGCAAAATGGGCTGGGAGGATTAACCGATGATGATGATTTACGGCATGATGCCGTTTATGCGGCAGACCCTGCCTTACGGGGATATGCAGCAGAATATCGACTACCGCTGGCCCACTAACAGCCGGTTCGGGCAGCGTCCGTCGGCACAGTTTATCGGGCCGGGCGATGAAAAAATCACGCTATCCGGGGAGCTGCGCCCGGAAATCACAGGCGGCTCGCTGTCGCTGATGACAATCCGCCTGATGGCCGACGAGGGGGCAGCGTGGCCGCTGATTGGCGGCAACGGCATGATTTATGGCATGTACGTGATCGAGAGTATTTCTAACACCTTCAGCGAGTTTTACCCCAACGGCACGGCCAGCAAAATCATGTTTACCCTGAGCCTGAAGCGCGTTGATGAGTCGCTTACCTCTATGTTTGGCGATCTGAAGAAACAGGCTGACGGGCTTATCAGCGGATCCGCCAGCCTGCCGGGGCAGCTCACGTCAGCAATCGACGGCGTGAAGTCGGCGGCCGGTAGCCTGATTTCAACTGCAGGGGGGCTGCTCGGATGATCGGGATAAGCAGCCTGCCGGTGCAGGCCGGGGCGCAGCTGACGCCGGATTTCATGCTGAAGGTTAACTCTAAAGATGTCACAACCAATATACGGGATCGCCTTATCTCGATGACGCTGACCGACAATCGCGGCTTTGAGGCTGACCAGCTGGAGATTGAGCTGGACGACGCCGACGGCCAGCTGGCAATGCCGGTACGCGGTGCAGTGATAACGCTGTTTCTCGGCTGGAAAGGACAGACGCTTTTCGGGAAAGGCAATTTCACCGTTGATGAGGTTGAGCACCACGGTGCGCCGGACACCATGACAATCCGCGCCCGCAGTGCTGATTTCCGTGGCTCGCTCAATTCCCGCCGGGAGGTGTCCTATCACGACACTACCCTGGGGGAAGTCGTCACGCAGATAGCCGCTCGCAATAACTTAAAGCCAATGCTGGCTGATGGGTTAGCCGGAATTGCCGTGGCTCACATTGACCAGACGCAGGAAACAGACGCTAAATTTCTGACACGCCTCGCCACGCTGTACGGCGCGGTTGCTGCAGTGAAGGCCGGGCGGCTTCTGTTTATAAAGCCCGGTAACGGCGTCACCGCCAGCGGCAAGCCAATTCCGCAGATGACGATCACGCGGCAGGATGGCGACCGGCACAGCTTCAGCATTGCCGACCGTGGCGCATACACTGGCGTCTCGGCAAGCTGGCTGCATACCAAAGACCCTAAGCCTAAGAAAGTTAAGGTAAAGCGAAAGCCGAAAGAAAAGCATCTGCGCGCGCTGGAGCACCCGGCGGCTAAAAAGAAAAAGACGACCGCGACCAAAACGCCGGAGGCCAGCGAGGGGGATTATCTGGCTGGCACGGAAGACAACATATTCACGCTGACGACCGTGTATGCATCGAAAGCAGCCGCGATGCGGGCAGCAAAAGCAAAGTGGGATAAGCTGCAGCGCGGCGTCGCTGAGTTCTCGCTTACGCTGGCGATGGGACGTGCCGACCTGTACCCAGAGACGCCGGTCAGGGTGAGCGGCTTTAAATCAGTGATCGATGCGCAGCCGTGGATTATCAGTAAGGTTTCGCACAGCCTGAGCAGTAGCGGTTATACAACGACGCTTGATTTCGAGGTATTGCTGTCTGATGTTGAGTACACAGCAGAAGAGGATGACGCAGCAAATGATGAAGAGGTGTAAATGAGATGAAACTTAAATTTGCAATATTAATCTTACAAATGCAGAATAGGCTAAAAGCTGCTCGCTTCGTTTGCTCAAGGAAAGCCATAAATGATGCATTGCCCAAAGTGCCAGACTGCCGCCCACGCTAAAAGTAGTCGGTACATCTCCCGCGAAACAAAAGAACGCTATCACCAGTGTCAAAATATAAATTGCAGCTGCACATTCAAGACACATGAAAGCGTAGCTGGAATAATTGTAGAGCCTGGTCAAATCAACAGAGCGCCGTTACATACCAGCCATGAGCAACAACCCTCCCTACTCCACTAATGAAGCCCGCGAAAGCGGGTTTTTTTATGGCCGTGGTCAGAAATGCCCACAATAATATTTCTCTGTAGGCAAAGCGTGGACTACGAACAAAAAAAGGGGGTTAGCTTATCGCTAACCCCCTGATATATATTAACTTTTAGATGTCGCGTTAGCGATACCTTAGTTAAGACGCTCTTTAATACGAGCAGACTTACCAGTACGCTCACGCAGGTAGTACAGTTTGGCTTTACGCACAGCGCCACGACGTTTAACAGCGATGCTGTCAAT